GAATAAACAAATCTTTTCTCTTTCATTACATGCTGTACAACTTGCTCGCCATTTAGGTATTTCATTGCCCAAACTCATGACTCTCATTCCTCAAGAAGAAGTATTTATTGCTGAAGAAGTAACTGAAGGTCTCTATTTTCGTGCTGAGACTGTAGATGATGATATTCCCGAACCTGTACGTGTTAGTCAATCTCTTGTTACTGACATGCTTAAAGCTGCCTCTACTAATACTCAACTCATTCCTTTCGCTGGATTTCTCACATTCCTTTGTGGAATATTCAGTTTCCTTTGTTCTGGTATTTTCCCTACCCCTAGTGATATGGCCAAACATTTTACAAGTGTTGGTCGAGCCGCTCACGGCTTTAAAGCTATTCGAGACTTATTTTCCTGGATTTCTGATTATATTGCTGAAATTTACTATTCAGCTGTCTATGGCCTCACCAAAGAAGAATTCCAATTCATGCAAAATTTCCCTCAACTAGAAAACATTTATGCTGCCTCAAAAATTATTGAAAAATTAGACAAAACTATTGTTGATGCCTCTGCTCAAATTGCCAACCAAATTTTATCTATCAATCATCAACTTAACGAATATTCTTATCAAGCTCTCAAAATGAATTCTCGTTCCAATCAATCCTTAGTTCTAACTCTCCAAAAACGTATGAAAGAACAAATTGAATGGGCTACTCATAGTCCTTCCCGTTGTCATACTATTCGTGTAGAACCAATTGCCTTATATTGTTATGGACACCCTGGAGTCGGTAAGACTGTTATGACCGATGTACTTAAAGCTAGAATTTTTAAACATTATTTAAAAGATAAAGGAACTAAATTCGAATCCTGCTCCTTCCCTCGCCGCGCAAAGAATGAATATTGGGAAGGTTATACTAATCAACCTATTGTTATCCTAGATGATTTTGGGAATGTCAAAGATTCTCAAATTAAACCTGTAGAAGAATATGAAGAATTAGAATATATGGTTAATACTGCTCAATTTCCCTTAAAAATGGCCGAACTTAAAAGCAAAGGTGTTTCAAACTTCACCTCCGAATTCATTATTGCCTCCTCCAATCAACTCTATCCTGACATTAAACATTTGACTGACCCCGGTGCTGTTTATCGCCGCTTCCACGTTTGGGCTGAAATTACGATTGATCCCAAATATGGTATTGCTATCGGTAAAGATGCACAAGGTATTCCCTATTATTCCTTTGATGTAGAAACTGTTGCTAAATTGAAAGGAGTTCCTATAGATGAACTCGATCCCTTGATGACTGAACATTATAGAATTAATTTGTATAAAGTACAACATAACAAACAAACTGGAAACGGTGAAGTTACTAGATTGACCGGACAACAAGGTATAACTTTTGACGAATATTGGAACTATATTGTAAAACGAAATGATAAAAAGAAACAAAGTGGTACTAGACTCGCC